GATGCTAATCAACGCCAAAGCGTTGCCACCAAAAAGAGGAGGAACCAAAATGTAAAATCTTAGTATCCAAAAATCGATCTTTTTAATGTGTAGAGCGATACTTTTTTGTAAAACGCTACCCCAGGGACAACATCGTGTTCAGCAATAGCCTTATCAGGGTCATTGCCAGACACATAGATGCTGTATAGAGGATACACCCAATCGTCAGGCTCGCGAAGTCTTATCCGCTTGCTCTGAGCTTCATAGGTGTCAAAAAAGCCTCCTTCATGCCCCTTTCTCTTTAACTCTCGGTTTGATCTCAACTTGAATGAGCCAATCAAATGGCCATCTCCGTATCCATCAGGACCAAAAAGTCTGATATGAGGAGGGATGCACTCCATGACTACTGCCGCTAAGGCAGGTTCGCCATGACGCACAAACCAATTATGCATGTTAAAGAGGACGCGACAGCTTACCCGATCCTTTAGGTAAAATGGGCGTATATCGATCCCACCAAGGTAGTCAGTACCACAGCTCTCTCTAAAAGGCCCGCTTTTATATGATTTTGTCTTATTAATGACGAAACCACATATCGCGATAACCTCTTCGAAAAGATCCATAGCTTCTACGGGAATTATTACATCATCCCCGTAAACACTAACTACTTTTGGGTCCAACCCCAGATGGGTGCACGTGCTGTACGCTAAAGAATAGAAAATCAGAGATTCAAGCTCAAAAGTATAGGAATTACCCATACTCGAGAACTTGTGAAGCCTTATCTCTCTATCCTTGTACTTTACAACGCCCGTACGGAACCGGTCCAAAAATTCGAACCAATCCCATGACAGGAGGTGCATGACCAAACCATAGGCTATAGTATCACTCGCGCTGGACATATCAACGGTAGCTAAGCTACCATCAACACTTCCTTTACAAGCAAGCCGTTGGTTACGTGTTTGATCAGTTAGATCAACTCCAGCACGTTGCAATCTTTTTCGGATGAATTTCCCGATACCTTGTTGGCCGAAGCCGTTCAAAGTAGGCTCAACGCCAATTGACCGCATTGTTTTAGAGCTTTTGGGCACGAATTGAAGTTTTCCATGAGATGGGTATAGGTTGATCTGATTTTTCTTATCAGACTGAGCCTCCATCCAACCTGGGAATTCCGCTAAGAATTCTTTGGCATGTGGAACAAATTCGTGACTACAAGTTAGATGTGCTTCTAGTTTAATCCTAGGATTAGACCGCGCACGTTTAATGTTGGTTGTGGCACCGGGACCGAACGAGAACTTCAGTTCGGAATACGAAGGGACATCGCCTAAGATGGAATCTATTTTTCTGCTCGCTCGGAATAAAACCGAGTGGACATCCGATGAAACATCGGATAGATTTCCTCGAAAACGAGTATTCGTCTCTTCACATAGTTTCTCTGCAGCCATAAAAGTGTCAAACGCAACAACCTCTTTATCGATCCCCAAATCTAGCCACTCTTGTTTTGACAAAAGAGCTTGGATTTGACGAGCGTATATAAAGTCATCAACGCTTGTGTCAAGAGTATAATCGAATGAAAAATTAATTATACCTAGATAATCACCATCTAAGAACATACTTCTAAGTTCTTTCGATAATGGTCCACCTCTACGAGAGCAAGTCTCGATTAACCGACCGATAATGTTTAAGGATTTATCGTCGGGGAATTCTTTAATGTAATCCATCTTCTTTACCTCCTAAGGTATTGACGGACGGACTTAACCGTCCGGGATTTCAAATACTAGCTGTAAAACTAGCTAGCAAGAATTAAGGTTGAAAACAACTGCGGAATCGCAGCAGTGGAGTTCTTAAACGCGTCAGCAGCGCTAGCACCATTCATGGTACCAGTTGCTGTCGTGCTTGTAGCTCCTGCCAACAACCCTAGCATCAGCTTAACGGTGTTACTCCGATCCGCGATAGTACTACGACGATCTGCAAATAATGTTAAAATTGCAGTCGTCACATACGCGACCTTCGGTGGAGCAACGTAACCAGCTGATGTCCCCGATGCACCTAATGTCTCCATTACCGGTACTTCCAACTTCACGGTTATCTTATAGCTTCCATTCTTCTGCTTTACCACAGATTGCGTTAGACGCATCTGGCCCTCAAATGGCACTGAAGCCAACTGAGTACGCCAGAGAGGCTCTGGTGTGTCTGTGATAGGTACAAAAGTCATTTCGACTAAGGGATTCGCGTCGTCTTTGACGAGTAAATTTGTCATTGCGGCCATTATAAGGCTCCTTCAAGGTTATGAAACATGATATGTCAAATTAACGTATTGACAGAAACGTGCTAACGCAAACGCTGAGTTACTAATGCTAATGCATTCCAGATTCTACTTGGAGACATCGCATCAGGCAAACTTTCGAATGCCGGCTTTGGAACGCTTAATGAGCCACTAACCTCCCTCTTCATATAAAACGTCGAGGTATTCGTAGTCGGGTATTTTATCCAACTAACATTAGGGTTAGGACCTTTCAACGCAGCTCCTTGATAGTTCCGTGCTTTTATAGTCAAAAATCGACCATTTAGTTGCGGAATTGTATTAAGATTCTCAAGGTAACTACCGATTGGAACAAACCAATCGACAACAAAGCTATACGGAATGAGTTCCCAAACAACCGATGCCGGATTCATTAAACCTAATGATCTAGCTGAGGACATTTGTTCATTCATCTCATAGATGATCCGCCACCTTTCTTCTAAAGTACCTTTACAGGTCCAATTGATAGGGGAAGCAGACGTCTCTGGTTGACCCTTACGGGTCATGCTTACAGTCACACGATTGCTCCGAGACGTGTTGGTTAACGCTTCGTATGCTTTCGCGGCTTCATAAACATCGGAAACCAGAGGTTTCCATCCGTACTGTAACTCCAACCACCGCCCGGCAATATCCTTTTCGGATAATTTGCTAGGTCGGCTGTTCACACCTAATCGTCTCGCGGCTGATTCAAGCTTGCCGCGTTTCAAGTCGATGAGTGCTCCACCGATACTTTGGATGGCTCCAACGACCATTCCAACCGTTTTCTTTCCTTCTGCAGCGGATACGGCCAAATTAAAACTATGGCCCTTCACTGCTTCAGAGAGTCTGGATTGTAATGATAATATATCATTGGATGAAAAGAGAGAACTCGGAAATACTGAGCAATCCCACCACTGATCGAAGTTTGGCAGCTGGGTCGAGCGTCCTGGAGTTCTTACTTCACGACGAAAAGTCGCTTCATAATTGTTCCATTTTTCTCGAACCACGCCATTCACCGATTCGTATCGCCCGTCCGTCCCAGTAGCTGAATTCACCATGTAAAGTGAATTACTTATGCTATCAGAATAGCGGGTGGTCACGGTTTCACCTGTGAAGGTGAAGCGTCAATTAAGACGTTACCTGCTTGCAAAAGCAGCTGTTGAATTAAAACTTCAGCAGATCCATTTGTCACAAGGATTATTACCACTGTAAAAATGCAATAAATTGTGAGTAGGATTATCTTCGATTTGAAGACATTGTCCTCTCGTAGTTGCGCATTTTTATTCATGGTAGTTCTCC